GTAGGTCCACAAGGTTACTGGATACGACAAAAGAGATGTTGGGATAACTGCTATAGACAGAAAAGAACAACAGCTCCAGAGAAGGCTGCTCAGGTTGTGTGGACAGAATGCTGGGAAGAATATAACGAAGCCATAAATAATAATCAGAGTGGCTGGGAAAAATATGCCCAAGAAGACACTAACCTCTTTAAGTATGCTAGTCAAGAACAAGCAGATTGGGTACAAAAAGAGAATAAGAAGTTTGCTAAGTCTGTAGAATTAAAAATGGCTGAAGGTAAAAGCCCAGGCATTTCCATCTACTTATCTCTTGAGCAAAAACAAGCGGAGTATAGCGATACTCTCATTTCAGATGCTGACAGTCTATCCAAGATTGCCGAAACTTTAAAAGAAAACGGACAAGAAGAACTAAGCGAAAAATTAGCTAATGTTTCTGTCGAACTTTTAAAAGAAGCACAGTTTGGAGGCGGCTTTGAAAATTGGATGAATAAAGCGAGAAAGATCAACCCTTTTTCAGGTAAGAGTCGGGAGAAAGGTCTCACAGGAGACATAGTAAATAGACTCAAAAGTATATCCCAAAAAGCAAAGCAATTCTCGCAGCAATTCAATTCAATGAAGTCAGATGCCATACAGTCAGGAAACCAATTTCAAACTGATCAAAATGCATTAGACCAAAAAGGAATGGCACAAGACGCTAGAAACCAAAAAATGAAAGATATGGCTGGTAAAGCTATTAATACTGTTAAGCAAATGCCTGGGCAAGCTTTTCAAGCTGGTCAAAATGCTGTTAACAACTTTGTTAATCCAGGACCAGGACAAATGTTATCTAATAGAGGAGCGTCTGCACCTGTCTATAATTTAAAAATAGCAAGACAACCAGGAACCTATCAAGAAGAAGGCGTTGTAAATTTTGTAAATAATTTAAAACAACAACTTCAAAGTTATCTTAACGATTTAAGCAATGAAGCAGCTAACATGGCGACTATGTCTACCCAGTCAGCAGATCCGGCTTCTCAAACAAGAGCTAAACAAGCTTACACTAGAATTAATAAATTAGTAGCAGATATTACTAGCAGTATCTCTTCTATGACTACTTTCCGAACAGCGATAGCCGCTGCTGATGAAGTAGTTGCCTCTTTGAACACATTTGGTAACGATATACAGAAAATAATAGCAGGGGAATACAAACCGATAGCAACTCTTACAAAAGAACCTCTGGAAGATTTAAACAATAACAAAGTAATCGATCAGGGGGATGCTGCAATTAAAGAACAGCCAGAACAATTTGCTCCAACCTCTACAAACGTCCTGACAGGAGATATGATGAAAGATATTGAGGCAATGAAGACAAATAAAAAATTGCGAGAATATGTCGCTAGTTTAATAGCTCAAACAACTATTTGATAGCAGGACAAGCATCATAAATAAAAAATAAAGGATTTTAAGTAGTCCTTCAGTAACTAATAATAATAATTGTATAAGCTTTATAATAAGCTATTGAAATTTAAACAAGGAGATAGATATGCATTTTATTGCGAATAAAATCAGCGTTGGAAAAACTAAGAGTTTCGAAGAAATCTGCCAGAAGTTTCTTGAAGAGAAGAACGCTAACGTAAAAACAGCTGCCGTTAAGGTTGCTGAAGCTGACGAAGCCCCATCGAGTGGTCAGTTGGCTGTTGAACCTTTGCACCAAGAAGGTGAATCTACTAACCAAGACTCTGTTGCTGGAGGTAAAGACAATGACGGAGGCAAAGGTGGAAAAGCTAAAACTACTCCCTCTGATGAAGAAGGCAAAGACAGTGGACAACCAAAAGCTGAAGGTTCTGAGAAGTTAACTAACGATCCTAAAGTAGAAGCAAGTGCTGGAACGAAGGTAGCTAGAAATCAAGATGGTACTGGTCCCGACGGGGAAGGTCCTCGTACTGGTCGAGGTAGTGGTCCTTGCGAAGAAAATAAGGAAGACGAGGGAGACAAAGACACTAAAGAAGCTGGCTCTTTACCTGAAGCTTTAAAAGAGCATCAATTTAAAGCTAAGGATGACAAAGATGATGACAAAGATGAAGACAAAGATGAAAAGACTAAAGAAGCTTCCACAACTACCGGTTTCAAAAAGATTGCAAACTTAACACCAGCAGAAAAGACAAGGCTTGACAAATATTGGAAGACTATTTATCCAGATGCTTTTGTTGACGCATTGTTAGCTGATAAGTAATATCTTATTTATAACTATTAAAGAACGGAGTTTATTATGGCGATAGTACCCACTGGTAAAACACGCTTAATGGTCTCGCAAGTCATTTCTACCCCAACGTCACCGGGGTTTAATGACGGTGAGCCACAACTTACCCCAGAGGAAATCCCTCCTGAGGACATGGGTAATGATTTGCCTGACATACCAGAAGTTCCAGAAGCAGTTCCAGAGGCTCCCGAAGTGGGGCTTCATGGAATTCCTGATGATAACAGACCAACGTTAACAGATTACATCTTCAAAACACTTGAGAGATTCGGTTATCCTGGAAGGCGTTTAGAAGAATTCAAAAAGAAATTTGTTAAAGAAAGCGTATCTCCAGACGGAACAAAAGACATTAAGGTCGAGATACCTGACAGGCATTACCCCGATAAAATGGGTAATATCAAAACAGTTGAAACCGAGGAGCTTAGTAAAATAGTTCAAGATATCAATAGTCAGTTTAATCTTAACTTTAATGGAGCAGAACGCTCAGAAGGAAAGTGGTTGATTAACCTTACTTCTGCAAAGAAAGAAGAAGAAGGCGATGATAGTATGGTTAGAGATAATCTAGACGAGGTCTATGGAAGCCCATCCGGTTCTGGAGGAAAGAAAGAGATTAAGAGAGAAACACCTGTATCAGCATTCTCTCAAAGAGAGATGATAACAGCATCAAAAGACGATATACTAATGGAAAAGTTAAAAAAGATAATGGGAGAATAAATAATGCTTCGTAAAACAAAACAAAATACTAGCTTCGACCTTTTTACTATGCCAGAAACACCTGACAAAGTAGCAGAGGTACAGAAGACTAACACTAGAGCTTCAGAAGGTAACTTAAGAACAACCAGTTCTCAAAGTATATCTAATAGTTTTTTTGGTGAAGGCGATCTAACAAGAGATGCCAATATCGCTGAAAAAATATCTAAAGCTATGGATAACGAAAGAAGAAGCGGCTCTGACCATTTAGCGAAATTATCAGAAGAGCAAAAGAGCAGAAGTCTTTCAGGATTTGACCCTATGACATCTAATGGTAGCAGTATTATATCTGCAAATGCTGACGCTATCACTGATACAGGAGGCTCTGGTAAGCAATTAAAGATGCCTATCTCTAATAGTATTTTTGATCCTTGGAGCAACGCAAGAGAATCTTCAAAAATAGGAGAGAAAACTGAGAAAGAAATTGTAAGCGAGCGAATCGCTACAAATAGAAGAACCTCAGAACAAGAGAGAATGGATAATTTAGTAGATATCTTGCAGAATCAAGGACAAACAAACGCTTCTTCCGTTCATCGTACAGGTACTGGAAATGTGGAAAGCACTGACTTCAGAGCATCCCAGAACAATATGAGTATTTTTGATTCTGGCGATTTTGAAAGAATACCTGAAAAGACTGGAGGAGAGAGAATCTCTGAAGAAGTATCTAAAAAGAGAGCAGAAGTTGACGAATCTTGGAGATCTAATGGCAAGTCACTTAAGAGTAGTGAAGTAACGAATAGGTTCTTTGATAGCTTGATGGAGAATATGGAATCTGATGAATGTTAATGGTATTCAGCAAAGTTTTGGAAATGGACTAATAGAGTTGGAGACAGGTGTTCCCCAACTCACAGCCGTTGATCCTCAAGATGCTAGCTCTCAAATAAACCAATCGAAAGCTATCATCATGGATACTCAAGTTAGATTAAGTAAAATATCTAACGAAATGGCTGAAGTCGAATTGCGATTGAATGAAGTCTCTATAAACCAGCAGGAACAACAAACTCAACAAGTTATTAATAATCTAAATGAAACTCAAAATATGGAAACCGGAGCTATGACTAAAAATAGAAAAGAAATAAAAGCATTTAATTTAAATAAGCAGGCACAATTCGGACAGCCTCCTGTCGCTCCATTCGGTGCTGATAGTTTTAACGATACTCCAGAACTTGGAGAAGACCGATTTAACGCCGAGCAAGACATGATAGCAGACGGTCTAAATAGAGAACAATTTACACAGTTTTTGAAAGACTTGGCATATGAGCAAGACGGGACTATTAAAGTAATTGATTTCGTAAAACAGAATGCCTCTTCAGAGTACCTAGAAGACGTCGACGAATTAGCAACTCAATTTATAGAAGCAGTTGGTGATGATACACAAATAGATAATATTGATATTTTAGCCGGAGAAATATATGACAGACTAGACTCTAATATTAAAGAAGTTGACCCTAATGCTGTCCAAGGAGTCTTCCAAACAGTCGGTAGCACCAATGAAATTATCAAAAAACTTGCGGAAGAGCATGTAAAAAAAATAGCAAAATCTAAAAAGTTCAATTTAAAAACAGCACAACAAAAAACTATGGACACAGGCGTTATTATGTATGGACCAGAAAGTAAGAGATTCGACCCTTTCTATCGTCAGCCAGTATCTGATTGGCATATTGTCGAAAGAAATAAAGGGTTCGGTCTAACTTTTGATAATGTTTGGGATGTTGACTACGAAGCTATTTGGAGGGGTGCTGTTATGGATAAGTACTCTCGTCCTTATAGAGACAAAGAAGGCAATTGGGTTGGTGGCTATATTAACAAAAGATTTGAAGTTGACCACAATATACCTGAAACAAATAACTACCAATTAAAACCTGGTCAATTAAGAAGAGCTACTCCTCCTGAGTATGGCTCAACTGAATCTCGTCTTCAGGCCGCAAGAGCTGCTGGGGATGTAGAGGGTGGACCAGATGTAAATAGAAGCAAACCTTTCAATTGGAAGGAAGCTTCATCTAAAAAAAAAAGCTAGCGTTTAACGAAAATCCTAAAAAAGAAAAAGATCCGTTCGAAATGAAAGAACTAGTCTTAGACTCTAAAGATAGCGGAACTCAAGCCCAAAGGACATGCACGCAATGTGGAAGCAATTTAGGTGATAAAGATTTCTCTTGCCCAAATTGCGGCAACAACCAGCAAAACGTAGGACAAGCCTTTCAGCGTAAAGTTCAAGACAAGGGTAGACAATACAACCCTTGGAGTGCTAATCCTCAATCCAATCCTATGCAATTCCAAAAAGGGGTTAACCTAAATAGAGCAGCGTCTATACAAAAAGAATCCGATGTTGACGACCCTAAAGAAAAAGACGTCGACCCGAATTTAGTTCCTTACGAATCAGACGAAATTCTACAATGTGTAGATCCTAGTGAAGTGATAAAAAGAAAAAAAAGAAGAAATGTCGATGAATGTGTAGACGAGGTTTCTAAATCTTGTCTCGACTTAGCAATTGACGGTTAAATAAAAGGAAAGAAGATATGGCATTAAAACCTATAAAAATGAAAATAGACAATTCTCCTGAAACTATAAGAAGAAAAACAGCCGCTACAGGAGCCTACAGCATGGATACTCCTGCTGTAAAAGCTGCTGATGTCATAAGCAAGAGATATGCAACATCTCATAATGTAAACGTACCTATAACTAAGAATGCTCAATTCGCAGGTTCAGGAGCTAATGCAGTATGGGCTCAGCCTATGTTCTTCTCTCCATTACACACTCCTCAGAACTGGCAGATAGCTAGTAAGAGAAGGGAAATTTACCAATGGTCAAGGTTCTACTATATGAATGAACCTAAAGTAGCTGCAGGAGTAGATTTTTATAGTAATTTTAGTATGAATGGCTTTAAACTCGAATGCAAAAAGAAAAAGATCTTAAAGTATTTCGAACGAGCTGTAGATAAATTAGAATTAGCGGAAAGACTTAACGAGATAAGTCATGAATATTTCTTGCTAGGAGATGTTTTTCCTTTCTTAGAAATAGATTGCCCTCATTGTCGTGGAGGAGGAGTTAAGCCAGATGGCAAACCTTGCAACCACCCAGATGGTGGTTTTAAATCCGTCAAAATATTAAATCCAGATTATATGGATATAAAAACAAATAGTATCGCAAACGATCCTAAGTTTTTCTTAAAACCAGACGAAGAATTGAAGATGCTTGTTTCAAGAAAAGAGCCAAGAGACTTATATGAAAGCCTTCCTAAAGAATTAATAAATCTTATTTCTACAGGTCAAGACATCCCTCTCTCCGACAGATCTATAAGTCATATCAGACATAATGCAAGCCCTTACGGGACATACGGTGTCTCTATGCTTCAAAGACTATTTACTATGCTAGCTTACAAGACAAAAATAATGACAGCTAACTGGATTATAGCAGAAAGATTAATTTTACCTGTTAGAGTAGTAAAAGTTGGAGATGAGAAAAGACCAGCAACAGAAGAAGATCTGCAGGACGTTGTTCAGCAGTTAGGTGCTGTGGCTAATGACCCTAACCTTACTATCGTTACTCACCATGCTTTTGATTATGAGTGGTACGGAGCAACGGGGAAAATCCATAATATTACTCAAGAATTAGAACATATCGGAAAAGAAATTCTTGATGGATTAATGCTTAATCAAGCAATTCTTAACGGGGAAATGGGTGGTTACAACTGCATGGACGAAAAGACTCTCACTTTAACCGATTCTGGGTTCAAAAAATACGACGAAATAGACAAGAATGATAAAATCGCTTGCTATAATCCAGATACGAAAGAGATGGAATATCATCCATATATAGAGAAGTGGGTTTATGATTATGAAGGAGAAATGATTCATTTTCAAACCGATAAAATAGATTTCTTATGTACCCCTAATCATAAAATGTATTCTCAAAAACGTGATGGAAATAAATATGATTTTATTGAAGCCAAGAACGTAAAAAAAAGAGCTAAATTCATAGGAACAGTAGATGGATTTGAGGGGGATTACCAAAAATCTATAGAAATAGGAGAAGAAGAATATACTATCTATGATTTTTGTAAATTAATAGGATATTACGTCTCTGAAGGTTGGACTAAAGAAGAAAAAAGAAAAAATAGAACTCAGAAATGCACAACAATTCAAATTGGCCAATCTAAATTCGGAAAAGCTAGAAAAGATATTGACGGACTATTCGAAGATATGTTTGAAACTCATTATGATAATGACGAGAGCATATCCGTATATAAACCTGCTCTTGCAGAATATCTTAAAACTAATTTTGGACATGGAGCAATAAATAAAAAATTATCTTCATTCATAAAAAACTTGACTTCTGAATGTTTAGAGATAGTTATTGAAGCGATGATGAATGGTGACGGATGTGAATGCAATAAAATAGATGAATTTAGAAAAAATACTAATTCAGCTTATTATACCTCCAGTCCTCAATTGGCTAACGATTTCGCGGAGATAGCTTTTAAGTGCGGATATACTGTCAAGATATCAGAATGCAATAAAAAAGAAAACAGTAAAAGATATTTTAATAAAACTGGACACGAATATACAACTAATCTTCAACAATACGTAGTCTATATTTCGAAAGGTCTTAAAGGCAAAAACCCTGTATTAGAATCTAAATCTAAAAAATATGCTAATCGAGAAATATCTAAGGAACAATATAGTGGCAAAATTTACTGCTTCGAAGTTCCTTATAACCTTTTTGTAACTATGAGAAGAGGAAAAATAGCCATCCAGGGCAACTCTGCCCAAGTCGGTATTGAGGTTCTTATTAGGAGACTTGATAACTGGCGTAATAAACTTAAAGAGTGGGTGGAGAAACACATCTTCCTTCCTATTGCTATGATGCAAGGGTTTATTGATGAGTCGGAATCTGAAATGCTTGGAGAGACAGTTTATCTGTATCCTAAGTTGGTTTGGAATGATTTGCAGTTGAGAGATAAAACAAATAAAATACAAACCCTTATGCAGTGGTATGATAAAGGTGGAGTTTCTATGCAAACAATTTGCGAGGAGATGGATTTAGATTATGATGCTGAGATTGAAAAGATAAGAGAAGAGCAAGTTATGGCTGGACCTCAAGGACAAATGCCTGGAGGAGGCAACTTGGGGACTATGGGCATGGGCGGTGGCGACATGGGAGGTGGAATGCCTGGAGGCGACATGGCTGGAGCAATGCCTGGTGGAGATATGGGGGGAGCACCTGGTGGAGCACCTGGTGGAATGCCTGGAGGAGATATGGGTATGGGAGGAGCTGCTCCTATGGGAGCTGCGGCTGGAGCCGATATGCCTAAGATAACTAAGAGAGGTGGAGGTGGAGCTGAGCAAGAACAAGAACAACCACAGCCTCAGATGATAAAATTTACGAAACTAGAACAACAGATGTTAAAAGTTTTGCAACAGATACCATCTCCTCATGAATTATTTGCTCAATACCAAGTTAAAGTTCCTGGCGAGCAAAGACCGTTTGTCCTTGACTTCGCTTACCCTCAGATAGGAGTTGGAGTGGAAACAGATGGGGCTATTTGGCACCAAAGAGAAGATTTTCAACAGAGAGATATGGTTAGAGATCAAAAATTGGCTAATGTCGGTTGGAGGATTTTAAGATTTAGAGATGACGCTGTTGAAGAACAGACAAATGCCGTTAAAGAGGTTATCGCTAAAAATATAATAGAAGCTACTAAATCTAAGAAATCAGCAAATGACAGACACTCTCTTATGAAATATGCAGCTGGATATGGAGAAAGCAGTAATCCAATTTATGATTACATGGTCGCTAACGAAGGAAAAGTAGGTGTTAATATAATTGAGATGCCTAATAAAATGGGACAATTAATACTAATAGGGACAGTCTAATGGAAAAATTTAATTTAAAACAGATACAATCTGATGTCGAGGTTGCCAGGAAAAAGATAGAAGCATCTATCTTTTCTGGAGATATTCTAAAGATGAGCAAAGAAGAATATGATAATCTTTGTAAGCAAGCTGGACGTAAGAAAATTAAAGATAGGGGAATTAATTGGAAAGAAAAATATCACGAGAAATCAATTGGTCTTAAAAAGAAATTTGATAAAGAAATTGGACCTAAGGCATATATGAGATTTGAGGGACATGACTATACAACTAACTCTGATTATTTCGTAGTTGTTGGTCCTGCTGTAACAAAAGACCTTAAGAAAAGATATTTTGCGGGAGTTAAAAAGCTACCTGATGACCCAAAAGCAAAGATATATGCTCCAAGTGGCGAGTATTTCTCGACAGTTGTCGCTGCTTATAGTCATGCGTCTGACAAATGGGGAATTCCTTTTCCAAAGGGAGTACCAGAATATAATCTAAGCCATTTAGCGAATATCGATATTCCTCGGCACGTTAAAGGGTAATAAACTTAAATAAAGGAATTTTCTAAGTTTATTTAAATAAAAGAATATCTAATATTATTAGGAGAACTGACAATGATGCTTAAATGTGGTGAAAAAAACAATACTAACTATACCTTTGGTAAGGCTAAAATGCCTATCAAAGAAGCCAAAAAGGTCAATAAAGCCGCAGGTATCTTCTGCACAGCATGTGGAACCAAACTACCTGCTAAAGCCAGTTACTGCTCAAAATGTGGTAGTCCCGTCTAATGAAAATATTGAAAACTGCCTCTTTTAGTAAATTATCAAAGAAAAAAAAATGGGATCCAAATCCTTGGGCAGTCTGTACTGACAGCGTGGGAAGAGAAGACCCTGATAAATATGAAAGATGTGTACAGGAAGTTAAAAAGAAACAATGCAAAGACACTAAAAACGAAGAACCAGAAATGGTTAAGCCTTTTAAAAGATAATAAATATTAAGGAATTATTATGAAAATATTAAAAACAGCAAGTTATAAAAAAGCATTCGATATGGGAAGATACGAATCAGAAGGTATGCTGGGAGAAGATGTAGGTAGGTATAAAAGTGATGAAGACATAGCAAATGAATTTTCTGGCGTAGTGATTAACGAAATACAAGTAAAACCATCAGGGAGCAGCGGTTGGATAGATGTCTCTTTTCCAGAAGCTGGAGAACATGTCGGAGGAGGAGCAGAAGAAGTAACTGACCATTGGATTAGATATGATGATGGAAGAATAGCTTTTGATAACTGGTACCCATCAGAGACTTCTAAACAATTAACCGATGCTATCAATAATAAGATAGAAGAAACAACTGTTAATGATATGAATGAAACTAAACCTGCTAGAAAGCCTAGCTCTTATCGACAGCCTTGGTCAGTCGACGATGATTTCGAAGAGAAGTTGAGAGACGAGACAACAGGTTATAACGCTCAAAAAGAAGATGATGCCATGAACGATAAATGGCAACAATTAATGAATAAGAGCAAAAAAAGACAACCATCTTTTGCTGAAAGTAAGACATCGAGAACAGCGAGTTATAAAAAGATAGCAGGCTATGTGATGGTTGCTTATGCGGAAGATATGGAAATGGCTTCTCAGTGGAAGAAAATTCTTCAACAGGATAATATCCCAGCAATCATAAAAGATTCACCACCTAAAGGGATAGGTTTATTCGTTCCTGAAGACTACCTTGACAGTGCCTTGCTGGTTATAGAGCATTCCACACCTGATTTAAATTTCATCAACGAACTAGAACACGGTGATATTGATAACGATACTTTTTAAGGAAATAATAATATGGCTTTTGAAAAAATAGCGACATTCTCATATAAACACGAGGTGACAGCTTTGAATAAACCTAAAGGTTGGGAGATTTTTAACCTTCCTAATCAGATCAAAACAGCTTCTGCTAATAAAATGGCAGAAAATGAAGATTTGAATGGTTTTGATTTAAAGACAGCGACTTCAGAGCATCCAGAACATTTATATTTAAAAGTCTTCGCGATTAAAGAAGATGAAGTAAATGATAATGGTGACGCTTTTTCGCCTCAAGAACTTAAATTAGCGGCTCCTTCTTTTGTTGGAGTTCCTCTTTTTACTAACCACCAAAATGACGATGTTGAAAAATCGAGAGGCGAATGTGTTCACTCTTGGTACGACAAAGAGGCAGGTGGTATTTTTATAATTGGAAGAGTTGACAAAGTAGCTTATCCAAAATTAGCAAGAGGAATAGAAGAAGGATATATTACTGGATGTTTTCCTCCTGACGCACCAGTATTAATGTCGGATGGAACTGAGAAAAATATATGTGATATCGAGGACGGAGACTATGTAATTTCTGGAAAGGGAAACGTTAAAAAAGTATTAGGAATTAGGGAAAGGGGGTATAATTATCCGTTAGTTTCTATTCAATTAGAAGGTAATAAGCAACCTTTAGTTTGCACTTCTCATCATAATATAATGGTATATAGATTGCCAAAACTATGTGCTTGTGGATGCGAAGAAGAATTGGCTACAAAAAAAGACAAGAGAATCACTTCCAAAACTTTTAATAGAAAATTTAAAACAGGACATAATTTAAGAGGCGAGTCTGTAGAATTTGATCAGGAATATATTCAAAAAATTAAAGCTTGCGAATTACAAGATGGTGATTTTTTGATTGAACCTAAGTATATTGATGATAGTTGTGATGATTTTGTAACAGAAGAAGAGGCTTTTTTAATAGGATTGTTTTTAGCAGAAGGAAGTTATGAAAAGAGGAAAGGAGAGAGAAAATCAGTTATTTTCAGTTTTGCTCATACGGAATTGGAAACTCTTGCTTACCAATGTGAAGAGAAATTAAAAACCTCTTTCGCTTCTCATAGGAACCCTCCAACAGTCAATTATTATCCTGAAGCATCTCAGTCGAGAGTAAATCTTTATGGTAAAGATGTTGCTGAATGGTTCTATAACAAATGCGGAGAATATAGCGATAGAAAAGTTCTCAATTCTAAACTAATGAAACTTGGAAAGGCAAAAACCGCATCGTTGATAGCAGGGTTTATGGAAGGAGACGGTTATAAGGTTAAAGAAAAATATTATGGTTTTGGGATAGTTTCTCAAGACTTAACTAGCCAATTGAGACTTCTTTTAGAGAAAATTGGGGTCAGAACAAATTATAGGATTATCACAGAAGCTAATGGAAGATGGGGATATAAACCTGTTCATGAAGTGACTTTCGGAAAAACAACCACTCCAGATATATTAAGAGATAGATTAATATATAAAAAAGCAGAAAAATCTCAGGTAGAGCCAGCATCGTGGCACAATTTAAAAGATAATACATTAAGAAGAGTAAAAAGTATTGAAGAGATTGATTATGATGGGGTGGTTTATGATATAGAGGTTGAAGATGATCACACATATTGCGTTAACCACATAGCAGTGTCTAACACATCTATGGGTTGTTCAGTAGAATATTCTATCTGCTCTGTTTGTCATAATAAAGCTCAGACATCAGATGAGTATTGCGAACATATTGCTGGTAGAAAGAATAAGAAATATTCTGGGACAATAGATTGTAAATATCACAATAGTCCAATTGATACAGATGAGGAATGCCCTCTTTGCAAATCAACTAAAGAATCTTCTGTTGCTTTAGACCACAATAAACAACAAATATTTGAACATAACTATGGTTTGAAATTTATTGAAAATTCATTTGTAGTTAATCCAGCTTGTCATGATTGTGGAGTAAGCTGTATTCTCCATGTTCCTGAAATTCAAAAAAAGGTTGCTTCATTTAATCGCTCTGTTGATGCTTTAATTAAAAATTCAAGTAGTCTTAATGAAGATGGAATAGAAGATTTAGTTAAAATAGGTGGAGTTGAGGAACTTAATTTACTTAAAGATTCAATGGGTAAACTTGAAATGGTTGTTCAAAGTATGTTAAAACAAAAAGAAAACGTATCGATGGACTATGTAAGCGAACTCGTTAAGGCTATGGCTGATTTGCAAGCTACTTATGACGAGTTGAATGAAATGGGCTATGCTCGACTCCCTTCTGCCGTCGTAGGAGACGCTTCAATGAACGCTACCACTACTGGAGAAGTTGTTCCAGCACAAGCACAGCCTCAACCAGTAGCCCCACCAGTTCCTGCTACAGCACCAACTCCAGCAGGGTCAACAGACATGAACGGACTAGGCACAATGACAGCACCAAAACAATCTTCAAGAAAAATAGAGGATTTTTACGACATAAATGCAAAATTAATAACTAAAGTATCTATGTTAACAGATACTATCGATAACGTTATAGGAAAAATAAACAATAACACCGGTTTAAAAGAAATAGGAGTAGACATGGCTACCAACAAAGAAACAAAAGTAGCGGCAGGCTCAGAGGACAGAGAAGTCATTACAGAAAAGCAGTTAGAGAAGAAGAATACTGATCTACACCCTAGAACAGATTCTACTTATGAGGGAATTACTGAAAGTAAGGAACAAATAGGTGGTACAGAGAAAAGCAATGATACTACAAGTGATAGTCCTCAAGTCCGTCAAGGAACTTATGATACTATTACTGAAGACCAGCTTGGCTCATCGAGTGCTGCAATCGTTCGTTTTGACGATACCCCAGAAGTAATCACTGAAAAGCAATGGACAGCAGCAAGCAATATGATAAGTTCTAAGGTTCCAGAAGATTATACTGAAACAATTACAGAAAACCAATTAAAAGAATTGCTTAGCAATCATAAATTTGTTGGTTCTTACGAAACAATCACAGAAGACCAACTCAGAAATATGAGTATGACGGATGGTCTTAAGAGATGGGCTAATAAGGATTACTCCCTCTCAGTTATGAAAGTTGCTACAGCATCTATTGCTGACGCAATTTCTGATTATCAAAAGTCTCCTGAAGAAATCTTAAAGATCGCTTCTAATATCGCTGATAGTCCTGAACTGAGAGCAAAAGTATCATTCTTGTCTATCATTAACTCATTACCTCATAAAGCAGAAGATAGAAAACTTTTAGCGAGCAAATCAGCTTATTTTAGCAAGGTTGCTTCTAAAGATTCTTCGATCTCGGCTACTGAAGCTTTGTCTCTTGCAGTCTCTGCAAATGGTGTATTCGGAATGGTAGCAGAAGACGTATTTGATTCTATCGCTCACGCAGTAAGAAACAAAACAGTTATGGCTAAAGTTGACTCTATGGTAAGAACTAAGCTTGCTTCTAATGGCGGGTCTAAAGTAGTTACTAGTAAGTTTGACGCTATGAGCAATGCTATTAAAGCTATGGGTAGACCAGAAGACGGTAAATATAGAATCGAAGCAACACTTTCTGATATTGATGCTCCCATTACAAACAAAGTAGCATTCTGCGAAGGCGTTAAAAAATTCGCACAACAAATGATTAGTGAAGAAGATGGATTCGACGAAGAACTTGGCGAAGAAGTTGGAGCAGTTATCAAAATCCAAGTTGGCGATAATGGCGAACTTATTATAGATGTATCTGCTGATGGCGAAGAAATAGGAGCAGAAGATATTGAAGGTATTATGGAAGGTCCAATCGATGATATCGACATCGAACCAGAAGGCGAAGAACTTGGCGAAGAGATAGGAGAATGTGACGAATGCAAGCCTATAAAATCTCCAAGACCTGAACAACAGGGTGGAATCGAGAATAATATCGGGATGGCTTCTGCAAGAGAAGACATTGTTAAAGAAGCTCAAATGCTTGGTGGAGAGATGGGTGGACAAGGGGGAGTATCTCAAGCACCTGGAGCCGGAGCATCAGTTCCTGGTATGCCAGCAGAAGCTGCACCTATGGAAAACTTAACAGAAGACCCAATGGCTGACGAAATGACTATGGAAGAAGGAGGAGAAGAACCTCTGCCTCCAGGATCTATTTGCCCAGCTTGCTCAAGCAAAGACGTTGATGTTATCTCTGGTAAAATGAAATGCAACAACTGTGGAAGTTCAGGCACTATCAAGGTTAATCTTGAAATGGATAATTGGTCAGAAACCACTCCTACAGAAGGAGAATCAGAAGAAGAAGGTTTCGAAGGCGAAGGGTATGAGATGCCAGAAGAGCCTGGTCTTGCTGATGAAGGCATGGGTGGAATGGGCAACATGGGCGAAATGCCAGCAGTTGCTGCTATGATGAAGATCACTCCTGAAATGTTAACAAAGCTTGCATCTAGCAAAATCGAACTCGGTTCTGTTAGTCCTGCTTCAGGAACAACAAATACTATGAAACTTGCATCGGGCGAAAGAGTTTGCCTTGATACAGGAACTAAATATAAAGTTGCCTTTGCTACATCGGCTGATGCTAACCAAGTATGGGCACAATGGGAATGGACCCCAATGATAGAAGGTATCAATGTTAAATGTGCGTCTTGCGACAGAGCAAAACAAAGATTTGTAAAAGCATTGTCATCTGTTTCTATTACAGAAGCTCAGTTTGACGCTCTTGACATTAAGGGTAAAGTTAAAACTATCAGCAAGTTGAAAGAAGCTGGAGCTTTAAAAACTATTAAAACTGCTAGTAAAGAAGGTTCTGTCGTTGCTGATTACAAATTAGCTTTCGGTGGTTATGGCGAAGATTTCCCCACTGAAAGTTGCGTTGAGAAACTCTCTCGTAGATTTGGCGAAAACGCTGTTGCATTAAGCGGTCCTTGCGAAGGTAAGGCTCTTGCTGAATGCGTTTGCTCACAACTTAAGAAAGCAGACATCTATACAGATAAGATTGCTATTAAGGTTGCTGAGAGTTGGAACGACTGTTCTGGCGATGAAGAATGCGTTGAAGACCAAATTAGAAATGGTTACAACATTAGACAAGCTGCTAGCGTTTGCGAAGCTTTGAAAATTGCTGTTGCTTCTCCTGAAGACTTGTTGGCTGACGAACTTTCAAATGACGAGTTCGGCTCAGAGCCAGATGGCGATCCGGATGGTCCTTCTGGTCTTGAAGTTGAAGTTGGCGTTGAAGAAGATGTAGATCCATTCGCAGGAGGCGATATCGCAGGAGGCACAATTACTCTAGAACTTCCTATGGACGTTGTAGAACAGCTTGATGCTCAACTTGATGTTGCTTTAGGCGAAAATCCAGAAGAGGAAGAGCATCACGAAGACCTCGATATGGACGGTACTGCTGATATCGCTGAAGAAAGCGAAATGGGTGGAATCGATGAGGTCGTTACTCCTGAAGAGCTTGGAATGGAAGAATCTTCTCCTATGATGGATATGACTGAGTCTAAACCTGTTGATGGAATTGGAGTTAATTTCGAAAATGAAGAAAAAGAAGAAGGACTTTCGGAGCCTTTCTCGGAAAAGAAAGTTACAGTTAACGTAGATCCTACATTGGCTGAAAACGAATACGATTTTAAGGAAGCTTCTAGTATGAAAAGCAGACAAGGAAAAGTTGGTCACATTGGAATGGACTTATCCAAGGTCTTAAATGTTATTACCGCTGGCGAAAAAGAAATTAGCCAACAAAAAGCACAAGACTCTAAAGATATTGGTCAATATACTGCTGGAGAGAACGGAAGTCAAATGGGACATGAAAAAGAGACTATCCCCTCCTGTCAAAAACCTTCAGTACCAAGAGACAATGCTACTATTGGACAAGAGCCAACTGATTTAAATCCTCAAGATAAGCCACAACCAGTTATCCCTTCTGACAACGCAACAATGGGTCACGAAGACGAAGCTGGATTGAGTGGAGGAGACAACACTTATACTGGAGGAACAAACGGTCAAGGTAAAACGGAATTAGCATCTGCTGATGAAGACTTGATGCATATGGCAGGATTCGGTTCAAGCCAATCTGGTCTATCTCGTTTGGCTGAAAGAATTCTTGAAGCTACAAAGTTAGAATCACCAGCACCAGTTGCTGATGACAAAGATATACAACCTATTAAAGGCAAAAGTACAATTGGCAAAGAAGAATCTTTCGATGCTAAGGGACCTGAGAATACTCAAGGTAAAGGAAATGCCTCAATGATTGGTCACGAAAGTGAAACACTAGGTGACAGACCTGATTCTCCTAAAGACCATCCAGACGTTGCTACTGGTAATGCACAGATGGGACAAGAAGAATTAGATTCTGAAAAAACTACAAAAGATAAAGGAACTGTAATCGCTAAAACTGATAGCGATTCGAAGTCCGAGGCTTATAGAGTAGCTGCTAAAATGTTACAGGCTAAGATGATTGAATCATCTGGTCTTGAAGCAAAAGTTGCAGAACTCTCAACATATAAGTCTGCTCAGATCAAAGATATCGAAAAAGCTATCTTTGCTGGCAAGAAGGGACTTGATACAGTATCAGACGGAATGTCTCAAGCCGTAATTATAAATGAGGCAAGTAGCGAAGAACTCGCTATAAAAGAAGCAAAGGCTCTTGAAGAGGCTAACAAAGTTAGTTCAGTAGATGAACTACAGAGTAAGATATCTTCATTGTTTAGCTTAGAACAGCAAAATAGAGATGCTGACAATGACGAAACAATTCAGTTAAGACGTATGTATCGTTAAAATATAATTTTTAAAACTAAAACTAAAATTTAAAAAAGGAGAGACTATTATGGCTCTTATCGTAGAACAACATGTAATAGCTGACATGTACATAACATCAGCTGCAGCTCAGTCAACCGGCATAAGTGCTGGAATGGCAATTGCTTTAAACGCCGCTGGCGAAGCAATTCAAGCAACAACCGCTTTAAAAGCAAAAGTCGTTGGTATCGCTGGCGATTCGCTTTTGACAACAGCAGGACAGACAACTGCTTATTCAGCACAAGTTACAATCGGTGCTGTAGATGCTGACACTGCTAGAACAAGATGGACTAGCAATAGAGTTTCTGATATGTATGATGAAACTTTAGCATCAGGTAAAATCACTGTTTACAATGGTGGTGGAAAATTCTGGCTTAGCGACGACCTTCTTACCGATGTTGCAACACAGGCAGTTGGCGATCTTCTTATCGCTGATGACGGTGGTTTGATGGAAACTGCTGATGCAATCGGAACAGAAACAGGCGTTATAGTTGGTAGAGTTGTCGGAATACCTCAGGAGTATCCATCAGGAGTTCCTGGAACAGACACAACTGACGGTTCAATCGCTCTTGGAACATCAAGTGCAAATAACCTTTGGACACCTATAACACTTATGGTGTAAATTAAAAACATTAACATTTACATTTTAAGGTTATCAAGGATAAGACTTAAAAGTAATTATTTAAAAGGAGAATGAATTATGGCATTCGCAAAAAATGGTCTTACAGACCGAGATAAAGAAATGATTATCGCTCAGGCATTACAGACTGACGAAGGTAGAACTGCACTTGCTCAGGCAATGGTAGAACCAATCCGTAGAGCTTTGGAATATCAAGCTGTCGGTAGAAAATTACTTATGGTTGACGAACTCCCACAGGGTGCTTTGGCTCGTTACGAACGTGACGTTGCTGCTATCGCCTGGGTTGTATCTCGCAGAGGTGCAGTTCCAGACCAGATTCAAGAAGGCGAAGAAGTTCTTGTCCCTACTTTTGAAATCGCTGCGAACCCAACCGTTCGTTTGTCTGAAATCAAAGCTCGTAGATTCTACATCGTAGACAGAGCACAGATCAAGGCTAAAGAAGCTATCCAGAAGGAAGAAGATACTAACATCTTTAATGCTCTTCTTGCAGCTGTACCAGATGCACAGCAAGTAATTAATACAGGAACTCTTCAGGTTCTTGCTATTAACGAAGCTTTCAAGTTCATCGAACAACATGACCTTGTTGCTGCTAAAATCGTAACCCATGCTTTCCAATATGCAAGTATTAGAACTTTTGGTAAAGATTTCTTTGACGAAGCAACTCAAAGAGAAATCATCACCACAGGTCTTTATGGTCACCTTTGGACTGCTGACATACATGTGAGTTCAAGAATGCCTTCAACAGACGTTCTTATTGTAGCCTCACCTGAATGTGTTGGAGCTTTTCCTATCCGTCAGGATATCACAGTTCTTCCAGCAGACGATCCAAAGAAGCTAAGACTAGGTTGGGTTATTTACGAAGAGGTAGGAATTGTTGTAATCAATGATTACGCAGTTGCTAAAATCGACGTTCAGGAAGCATCAGTAAGTTAATTTAAAGATTAACTAGTTAGAAATTAAAGGGTAGTCTCTTCGGAGACTGCCTTTTTTTTTTTTACTCTATTTTTAAAAAGTATATACATTTTGTGTTTTAATAAAGGATTCTCCGATAAGAAATAGTATTATAATAGAAAAGTGATTGGATTTTAACTATAATAAAGATATTAATTTTAAAGGGATAACATGACTAAAAATAATTGCGAGATATTAGAAAATGTATATACAAGCGATTTTGCTTATTTAATAGGCTCTCTTTTGGGGGATGGTTGTCTCTATATTGGTAAAAACTCCTATCAATTCTCTATCACTTCGGAGGATTACGATTTTTGCGAAAAATGTCAAAATATAGTTAAAGAAATGTTTAATAAAAAGAGTAATATTAAAACTGTAAAAAAGGGGAATAGAGTCTCCTACTATCAACTTGTTGTTTGTTCAAAAAAAATAGTTTATTTTTTAAAAAAAATAACTAAAGACAAAACGGTCATACCTGATTTTATTTACAAGAACGATATTTTTAAAAAATCTTTTGTACAGGGGATTATGGATTCTGACGGATGGATTAGCAAAGTTAACGCATCTGATGGATACATTAGATATAGAGTTGGATTTAAGAATATATCTCCTTGGACGGTTGAATTTAAAAATATCTTAACAAGTTTGTCCGTTAAAAACGGCAGGATGAAAAAAGTTTCTAACAGCCGATCTCTTAAGAAGGCATTTTGCTTTACTATTAATACATTTGACTATTGTAATAAAATAGGTTTTAGGATAAATAGAAAAAAAAGAATCAGTAAGGAGTATCTAGGTGAAAGAAAATAAACGTAATTCTAATATAATTTTAAGAGTTTCGGATGTCGAAAATAATATTATAAACATTAAATCAAAATTATTTAATAGAAAAAAAAGTGACCTCTTAAGACAATCTGTTTTTTCTTATTGGGAAAACTTATCAGATACTAAACATTTTAAAGAACTACTGACGCTTTATCAGCAAGGAGATTTTAACAAAAAAGAACAGGTGGTTGAACTTTTATTCCGATACTATAGAGAGAGCGGATTCCCCCATAATATTCTAACAAAAGAACATAGAGAGAACAGGATGAACAGGATAATAAGCTCTAAAAAAGTTTTATTAGATAATGACAACTTACAAATGAATCATCAAGGTATAGATTTAGCTAATTACTATCATCTTCATATGATGGAAGCATATTACAGTAGAGGGGAGAATTCTCCTATAGAAACATTCAATAATGATGATAGATTAAAAGACTGCATAAATCGTTGGTTAGAATTGGGAAAAATCCCAAATTCTGCTGGAATGAGAAGAATATTAAAGACCCGTAATGGAACTCGTGGGGTAGGTAATTTTAAACCCGTTATCGCTAAATTTATCTATGATAATCACTGCCCTCAAGATGGGAAGGCGTTAGACCCTTGTGCCGGATATGGAGGCAGGCTCGCTGGGTGTATTGCCTCTGGTAAAAATATATTGTATCATGGGATAGACCCTAATGGAAAAACGGCTGTAGGGAACATGAAAATGGCGAATTTCTTTTCCACTCAATATGATATGCTAGAACAAAGAATACATGATTATCGTTTCAGATTTGATCTTGGGTGTGCCGAAAAAATAATGCCAACAATAAAGGAAAAATATGATATAGTTTTTACTAGCCCCCCTTATTTTAATGTAGAAATCTATTCACAACATAGCGACCAAAGCTGTAATAGATATCAAGAATATCAAGATTGGCTAAATAAATTCCTATGGGTATTAGTGGACGAAAGTAAAAGAATTTTAAAAGATGATGGTAAATTAATAATAAATATCAAGAATATAGAAAAATATAAAATAGCGAATGATCTATGTTCCTACTGCAATAAAGACTGGGAACTAGAAAAGACTTACCATATGAGATTAGCAAATAATGAATTCAATAGAAATGGCAAAGATACACATCATACAGAACCCATATTTATTTTCGCGAAGAAATGAATATGCATTGTTTTGCCGATAAATATAAAAAATTAATTATTTTTATGGGTTGAGCAAGGCCTGAAAGGAGTTGTTCCTATGAAGAGTAAGCAGTATTTTGTATATGATGCATTGAAGATTTTAATGGAGATATCTAAAAACGCACAGGTGGCGAATCAAGAATCTTTTAAAGAGATTGGAACTATGAGATGGACTAAAGAGTTTTGTACCGTCAGAGCTAGCACATCGAGGCGTGGAGGGCATACTGAGGCTATTATGAGATTAATTGAAGAGGAAAGCTTAAATATCGGTTGTTTCTCCCCAAATCACGATACAGTGGAGAGTATTACTAAAGTATATAACGAAACAAAAGAGAAGTTATTTAAAAACCCTGATGTCGGATGGATATATACTTTTGGAAATTTAGAGTTTTGCAAATCATTTCAGAGTTCTTCTCATAATGACATAAGGGGGAGAGATCTATCTGGATTAGATGCGATAGTTTTTGACAATTCTTTTAACTTATCTGATAACCAGCAAAATGAGATATATAGAAACTTAATGCCAGCTATATTCCTTAAGAGAGATTTCTGTCCGTTCTATTTCATTTTTCTTTAACAATTTCAAAGGGAAAGATAGCTTATCTTAATATATATATAAGAAAGGAACGAAATTAGTAACAATGAAAAATTGAGTTCAACTATTCGCTTTTGATATAGGGAAATATTCAAAATTCTATCTTACTCAAAAAGAACCGCTATACGAAAATAAAGTGTAGAGGTTCTTTCATTTCTATCAAGGAATTTTCACAGAATAACCTAATACTAAATGATACACTTTAGTAAAGAGCAAAAAACAAATGGCAGATCCTATCCAAAGACCTAGAGAGACATGGTTTGTAACTAACGTTACGAACAACAGCATAAGGATAACAGATATTCCTTCTATGCCAGTAATCAAAGCTGGACAGAGAATAGACCTTCTGATTTATGCTAGTCTATCTGTGGCTAGAAGCTCTACCACTATATCCGGATATATCTCTAATGGTAGTTTATCATCAGAAGAATATCTTCACACCCATGACGATAGAGCAGAAGTTATTCATGGTCACGTATTAACTGATCTAACTGATGTAACCGCTACTACGGCAGAATTAACTCAATTAACCGATGGCTCTAATGCTGACGCTTTGCATACTCACGCAGGAGGTGGAGGAGGAGGAACTTCTGCTCATAACGATATAAGCGGACTGAATGATGGAGATTATATCCATTTAACTTCCGCGGAAAAAATAAGTTTTAATTTAAATACTTCTAAAAAACATGAAGAATTACATACAATAGCAAGCCATACAGATACAAACGCTACAGGTGATGAACTTAATACTTTAACTGACGGCTCTAACGCTGACGCTTTGCATACTCATGCAGTGGGTGGGGGAGGACTACTCCCTTGTCACAACGATTTGCCAGGATTAAACATTGGAGACTGTATTCATTTAACTTCCGCGGAAAAAATAAGTTTTAATTTAAATACTTCTAAAAGACATGAAGAATTACATACAATAGCAAGCCATACAGATACAAACGCTACTGGAGCGGAGTTAAATATCTTAACCGACGGTTCGAATGCAGATGCTTTGCATACCCATACCTCTATATCTCATCCTGACCATAATGATTTAAATGGATTGAACGTAGGAGATTATAAGCATTTAACATCTACCCAATATACTACTTTAACAAATGGAAGTATTGCAGACTCTTTGCATAAACATACTGCATCTTTTATCGATACAGACACAACTTATTTTGATGGAGCTTTAACCTCTGCGGATGATACAAGTCAGAAGGCTTTTGACACTCTTGACGATATCGTAGGTTTACTAGTTCCAGAACAACCTACCGCTTTTCCTAGTTCTTCATTGTCGGTAGAATCAATAGGCGACAGCCCAAAAGTTTGTTCGGGGGCTATCCCAGATAATACAGGTTCCGGTTCAATAGGCTCTCAAACGGATAGCGTAACGAGAGTAGTTAGCACAATTGTAAGCAGTAGTACAATACAAGATTCTGGTCCAGGTAATTCCGGGACAGTTACTTCCGTTGTTAATAATTCTTCGGCAGGCTTAAGAGTTATGACAACTGGTAATGATAACGGAACTTATGGCTCTCTTGTTATTTCTAACAATGTCGATTACCCACTTTCAACACCTGGTTTTTGGATGAGTTTTGATGTTAGTATAAATAATATTCTAACACCTCTTGGTTGGAATAGGTTTAAAATAACGCATAGCGTAGCAGGGGATACAAGCGATGTCTATTTCATATATGACAATTTAAATTCTTTGCCAGTTGTCTCAGGAGCAACTGTAACCCAAAATTCAGCATCTAACACTTCTTATTCTTCTGGTATCCTTCATTATGGAGCAGGAAGTGTAATGAATATGAATACTATTAGCATGACAAATCTTTCAGGATATACATATTACGGAGGAGCGGATGTTATAACAATAGATGATGCTGGGAACGGAATAGTTGGAGGTAGCGAAACAAAGTCTTTCGCAGATCTTGGATACTCCACTCCTGTAGCAATAAATCAAACAGGACCTATTGTCTTCCCAAATAATCAAACAGTTACTCTTGATGGCTCAAACATTCATGCTGAAGATAATATCAGGTATAGAGGAAGAAATGTTGTCAATTTTGGAATCTACACTACTATTTCTTCACCTAATATTCTTTATATTAATGGATTAATACCTGGACATAATAGTGGAAATATCGATGAGGATAGCATCTATATAGATGACTCTGAATTAGGAACTTCTCCTAATGGCAATAACGCAGAAAGAATAAATACTCTTGATGGAGATAATCCTGCCGAAACTTTTGCAGGAACATCGAGTGACTGGGTAGCGTCTGCTACTCTTGACGCTCATGACGCTGCAATAGTCGGTGGATTATTGTCTAATAATACTACAAATTATTCTACTGGATACTTACCAGCAGGAGGAGATAATCTGTCAGGTCAAAATGCTAATCAATATGTTGCTTTTTGGTTTAGCAGAACTCCGGTTTCAAAATTCGATATACAGATTACCGCTCCTAATGGAGTAGCAGGGTGCTGGGTAGAATTGGCGGGAGTTTCAGATACCTATACGGTATCAACAAACGGATGGTGGGATATGTCTATAGCATATGGAGGAAGCGGAAATCCTGGAGATACAGGATTAAACAATAATGGTTCTTTGGGAGTATCTTTAGGAACAGTAATGCCCTTAAATACATCTATAAGCAATCAAAGATATACATGTACTTTTGGTGGGCTATCGTCGTCTACTGCTACGAATAATAACATTATAGTTAGATTTAAATTGACAAGTGGACAAAGCATCACTTCGTTATCTTTTAGAGGAGCAAGCAACTAATGGCTGTACCAGATGCTCAAAAAGTTGATTTATTATTAAAGAAAGTCGATGCTGGTTTTACTAAGACTAACACATCTATCAATAAAAGTCCAGCTAATGAAACCGTTCCATCTCAAGTTCCAACGTATTCTAGGCACGTTTGGATAGAAGATAATAGTATCCCATCCACTCCTCCGGCAATAGATACTTCTATAATCCTAGTTAAAACAGGAGCCTCTTCTATTAAGACAGTTGAAGATGGAACTTCTCCACCCAATAGAACTTGGAAAACTAATGAAACTAATTGGATTCCACCTAGCTATGGGGCTCAATATGCTATTAAAGTTTACGATGGCGACCCGACTAGGTCTCCTACCCAAATCTCTCCTGATGCCGCACCTGGAGGGGATGGAGAAGAATGGCATTTTGACTACGAATCTGGTGTTTTAAATTTCTGGGGGGATAATATCCCTTCTCTAATAACAACTTCTGGAGAATTGTGGATAGAGGGATATATCTACGTAGGAACTGTTCTAAGCGATACTGGACTTGCCAATCTAGAACCTCAACAACTTTTATTCGGTTCGCTTGGAGGAAGCGGAAGCGTAGAAGGAGGTATAGACCAAGACCCTAATCTTACTTGGGATGGTTCTACATTGAATATATCTACTGCTCTAACGGTAGGAGGTTCTCTAAATATTCCTACATATAATAATTTCGCAGCACTACCAGTAGGAGGAACAGAAGGTGATATAGCTTATGCTCTTGATGATAATAATATATATAGATATAATGGTGAAATATGGTTAGATTCTGCTGGTAGTTCAGGTTCTTCTGGAACGAGTGGTTCCTCAGGCTCATCAGGAACGAGTGGAAGTTCAGGTTCATCAGGTTCATCAGGTTCCTCAGGTACGAGTGGTTCCTCTGGAACATCAGGCAGAAGTGGAACATCAGGAACAAGCGGTTCTTCTGGAACAAGCGGCTCCTCAGGTACAAGTGGTTCGTCTGGTACAAGTGGTTCGTCTGGTACAAGTGGAAGTTCAGGTAGTTCTGGAACAAGTGGTAGTTCTGGAACGAGTGGTTCTTCTGGAACATCAGGTAGTAGTGGAAGTTCTGGAACGAGTGGGACATCAGGTTCTTCAGGAACATCAGGTACGAGTGGTTCGTCTGGAACCTCAGGTTCATCGGGTAGCAGTGGTACAAGTGGTAGTTCAGGTAGTAGCGGTACAAGTGGTTCGTCAGGTACAGGTGGAAGCTCAGGTTCTTCAGGTAGTTCTGGGACGAGTGGTTCCTCTGGAACATCAGGTACAAGTGGAAGTTCAGGTTCCTCAGGTACGAGTGGTTCCTCTGGAAGTTCTGGAACAAGTGGAAGTTCTGGTTCCTCTGGTAGTTCAGGTTCATCAGGTACGAGTGGTTCCTCAGGGACTTCTGGTACGAGTGGTTCTTCTGGATCATCTGGTTC